ATTTCCCTTGTTGTTGTATCTTGCAAAGTTAATCTTTATTTTTGATTGCTTTTTCTCAGCTACATATAAATGCTTTTGTGTAGCCATAATTGCTAACCCTGAACTTATTGAAGCATCAAACTTAGTCCTATTGTTTATATCGAACTTTGACCAATCCTCAAGTGTGGCATTAAACGGCATAGTACCTATCTCGTCCGGGTCTCTATACGTGCCCAATGTGTCAAAACCTATATTTTTCTCTATGTGAGACTCTATTGCGGATGCGTGAGCTTGCTTAACGTCCTCACTACTGTTAGGTATACCCCCTAGCTCTTTCTCTGTCTTAGACAGCTTATTGTAGGCTTTGTCAGGTCTATTCATAGAGAACCCTCTATATCCCCTGTTTTTAAAGTGGTATAAAAGTCTAGGCTTATTGTTCTCACAAAGCAATGGCATACCATAAAAAACACAAGCCATTAAAACGTCCTCGAAAAAAATCTCTGCCGTTTGAGGTCGAGCTACGTATTCTAAAAAGAACTCATTACTCGGAGCATCATCCATATTGAACATAGTAACACCGTGTAGTGCCCCATTAGACCCGCCACCACCTACTGTGCCCGATATGTCATAAGAGTCACACCCAAATGCACCTATATGATCATTGCCGGGATACTTAGTTCCGTTCCTTGAAATCACCCTATTCTGAAGGTTTTTGTTAGGTGTCCAACTTACGTTAAACCTACCTCTTTTGTCAGGAGTAAATACAACCTCGCTATCCTTAACTCCACCCTTCCAATGGAAGCCTCCTCTTGTAATGTGATGTTCTTTAATTAACGAGTCGTTGTAATCTATCTGTTGATATATCTTAGTTAGATTAAATATAGACTGCTTACTCTCGTCTCTAAATGCGTGAGACTCTGTTCTTGGAAACTGACGATAGTACTCATTTAAAGCATCAGGGTCGTTCTTTAATGATTCAACTTCATTCTTCCAATAGTTAATTGCACCCTGCTCAATCATCTCACCATCTATTCCCATAATAGGTTGATCGGGAGTATTTAATACAGGTTGACCATATATGTCTATAAACCCTTCCATATTCCATTCCATAGGTATGAAAAGAGAATATAGCCCACTCTTGGTCTGACCATTTGCGTTTCTTTTAGTTACGTCCGAATCGTAGTAAAGCTTTTTAAAATTACTACCACCTTTATCAAGAGCATTTGATGTAGAACCCATCATACACTTACCTATGATCTTACTACCCAATCTTAGACAGGTTTTAGTTACCCTCCAATTGTTAAGTATATTATTTGGCTTTAACCACTTCCCACTCTCATCGTGGACTAGCAGCAATAGTTTTTCACCATCATACGAGTTATCGTCTGTGTTCCTCCAATCTATAGATGTGTCAAGACCATACAACTCATCAGAGACAGTCTCGTACATATTCTTTTTTGTAATCTTAGCTGCCGGGATACGGAACGCAAGCTCAGTCTTAGGCTTATCCATACCGTCCATAATTGGCTTGAAGAAAAATGGTAGTCTACTGTTTATAGGCACTACCTTATCGGTAAACATCTTCTTAGCATCAGTACCCGACTTGGACAAAATACCGACCCTTGCATCCTTTGCAAGCGTACCTGTATTAATACATTCAGAAGAACTCATAAAAGAGAAACCCGAACGTCTTATCTTTAAATAGTCTTGACCAAAGCTCCTACTATCTGCCTTGCAAGCCTCCCAATGTAAATATAAAATCCTATTAGCCTCTCTAAAGTCAGGGTATCCAACATCAATTGATGTCCATTGGAGATACATATAGTGAGACCCTGTTATGTAAGTAGGCACACCGTTCGACATAAACCAATAACCATCCTCACGCCTGTCAAATTCATATTCAATGTAATCAACCCACCTGTCCTTAAATTCGGAAGGCATTTCATTCCATTGGAATATGGAGTTAATCTTACTTAACTCTTTAGGCAAATCTTCTCTCTCCCAATATTGATCCTTCTCCTTCTTGCTTCTTTGGTAAACTTTACTCGGTGCTAGTGGTAGTGCTATAACTAATCCATTTATTGATACTATCTCTCCTACCTCTCCCGTTTTAGATATTACAACTATATCATATTTCTTATCATAGCCATACTCCCAAGTCTTACCCTTGTTCTTATTTCTAAGGACACCCTTTGGCAAAAAATCCTTAAGTACGGTTATTAAGTTATTTTGATCTTCGTTCCGCAAATCCTTGCTTTGTGCTTGTTTTACTTGCTCCTTTCTCAGCAGACTCTAAATTTTCTCGCTCTAGTTCTATCCGATTTAATATCTCAAACGCATCAAATATAGCTAACTTCTTAGTAGCTGCTGCATTCTTTAACTTATCAGCCGACAAGTCATCTTCGGGATCGTGTTTTATAATATCCTCTTTCGCTACCTTTATTAGTTGCTCAACAGCCCTATGACCCGCTTCTATTATTTTTTTCTTGGTATCTTTTACGTTCATAATATTACGGTTATTTGATGGTCATACACCCTGTAAAGCTTCTCATCGTCAACAGTAAACTCGTACTCGCTATCAGGCGTAAATACTACCCTATCCCCAACACTAACACCTTTAGATATTAAGTAATCGTTCGGGTATTTCATAGTACCGATAAGAGGCTCTTCTATTGTGTTTTTGAATATAACAGACTCCTCTCTTTTAATAGGCTCAACGAAACAAAACTTGCTGTGGGCGTTCCAACCTTCATCGTTCTTGTACATAAAGAACTGCTCGTCATCTACAAAGAAAAGATCATCCTTAAAAAAGCTTCTTCCGCTTTTCTGCCGACCCTTCATATCATTGTAAAATTTAAATACGTTGTGATGGACAAGTAAGGTGTCTCCTACCTTAACCCCTCCTGTGTAGCCTATGGGAAGCTCTACAACCTCAGCATATCTATTAGAAAACTTGTGGTCCTCTTCTGATGTACTTACAACAAGCTCTAGTCCTGCTATCTCTTTTGTGTTGTCGTATCGTCTTCCTTTTAATGGCTTTACTATAAAGTAAAACGGTGATTTCATTAAAAGTTTATGTTGTATTCAATAGATACAGGTACTGACTCCGTGAACTCCTTCCAAAGAATTATTTCACTATTGTCAGATTCAATCCATATTTCTATAGAATTATTTTTACTAAATTTGATTAAATGTATAATGTGCGAATTATTAAGAATAGATTGCCCCGCAATATAATGCATAGCACCTGACTTGTAATCAGGTCCAATAGATATCTTTCTTATAATCCCCATTAATAAACAACGCAGACAACACTAGAGGTTGTGCCGTTTCCTGCATTTCTGTATAGTTGACCTACTGCCAAACCACCTGATACAGCAGAAGCATTATCTGCATATACAGCTAGGTTGTTAGACAAAAGTTGAAGTATCGACTCAACTGTATAGTTTTTGGTTTTACTTGAATCTTGTACGTCAGTTCCTATTAACTTGTCTGTTAAGTTAACCGATGCATCTATTGGGTATGTGCTAATTATCGCCATTTTTTATTTCTCCTGTTTGCACGTTAATGACTGTATCATCTCCGTATTTTTTCATTAATTTAGTTTCTTCGACCATATACATAGCTTTCAAAGATTCTATTTCTTTCAATAGAGCATCCTGTGCTATAAATGTGTCTGCTATTCTTATTTTTACATTGTTATACTTAGTAACACAATCTTGTAAAATACTTAGCTCTTCTTTTGTTAACTGTCCCATTTGATTAAATTTTCTACAAATATAAAACTTTTATATTTACCTTTGTAAAATGAAAGATAATATAATATTGATATCATACATTGCTTTTATATTTTTAGGTGTGTTCTTAATAGAGACACATATACTAGACGATGAATTTCAAAAAGAACCTGTAGAAATCACTCCTGACAAAATAAGCCCTGATACTATTTACAAACAAATAGACAGCCTACAGATCATATCAGACACAATAGAAGTATACTATGAGACAAAAGTTCAAAATTATCGCATTCTTCCTACTCCTAAGCGAGTTGAGTTATTCGCAAAGCGTATTAGTAGATAATAACGGTGATACGTTAGTAGCTATTACCATCCAACAGATGGATGATATATACGTTGAGCTGATCCAAAAAGATAGCCTAGTCGCTCAAAGCGAAATAAGCCGATCTAAGGAACTTAAATTGTATGAGATAATAACTAT